TTATGCATTTTTGCGCCTACGTTTTACAGTGCTTTTTGCTGACCGTGTCACCTGAGATGCCCTTTTACGAGATGCAGTGGAAGACCTTGGAGTGGTACCCCTTTGGTATAGAAACTTCCTACCCAAACTAAATTGATCCAAATCCATTGATAATTTTTCTCTGAGATCAACTTCCCAAAACTTTAGGTTTTCATAGGGGTCTTTTTTCTCTTTACTGGGGATACTATCTGGACACTTGGTGGCAAGAGACTTAATATACCTGTAGCTATCGCTGAGAGCCAAGGTAGGAGGGGGATTAACACCTAGATTCCAAAGATCAAAAATGTTTGGATTCATTTGATGCAAATGGGTAATAACCTCTGGAGTTAAAGTCACTTTGCAAACCTGTAATAGCAAAGAAATGTCAAATTCTTCCACATGCCTTGTATATTCATTGAAATTAGAGGCTGTGAAAGATTCCTCCTCCTTGGTAGCCACTGAAAGTGAAAAGTTAGTCCCTCTAGTATTATCACCAATGGTGATAAATAACTCATTCTCCCAGCAAATGCCATTATTATGGCCTTGGGCCTGCAAAATCCAATATGGTTTATTAAAAAGCTGTGAGCTACTGCTCACCAAAGACCCGCTGGGAACCCCCCAATATTGGGGAGTGCCTATATTTTCCTGTGACTGACCCCCTTGCCCTTTAATATAAAAGGCATCGGGCACTTTATCACCTACAGTCCCAGCTCTACTAAAAGTATGCCTTACATACATCTGTTCACTTCTTGCAAAAAAGAACAAAGAGTCCCCATAAGGGTCCTTGGACATTTTTAGGTAATCAGGATACTTGCAAATAGATTGACTGATATCAAGTGGTACCTCTGATTTATTTTCCTGCAGGGCTTTAAAGTCCATATTGCCAAAACCAGTGTCCATCATATCCCCATCTTCAATGGTTGAGTTTACTAACTCAATGGGAGGGCAATCTCCCTTTTTAGGCTCAGGTTCTGCACAGGCAAGAGCCTTTCCCCAATGCTCACCTGTTGCAGGCTTAGAGCCAACTATTATGGTTTGTGTTTGCTTATTATCCATGCCTATATTTTGCCTGTTATCAACACCTTGAGTAGGTAAATATCTGCCTTGATTTTCTACATCCTCAAACCTATTGGTTAATGGGTTACCAATCACACCTATCCCTAAAGGGCCCCCTCTGCCAATTTCTAATCCTCTTAAGCCCCATACAAGCCTTTGCCTATCAGGATCATAGAACTGTGGGTCACTGAAAGCAAACTTATTTGGATCTGGTAGATAGATTCTAAAAGCTCTGTACTGATTAGCAGAAACCTTGGGTACCACTACCTCCAGCTCTTCATTCACAATTTCATACATAGGATGTCCCACAGTTAATAACCGGTCACTGCCAGCATGATAGAATTGATCAGTCCTTTCCACAAATTCATCTGTGCTGTAGATCCTGGAAACCGGAGATGGAGGTATGAAGAAATTGTTGCTGCTAGAAACCCAATAGGCCATCTGCAAAAATTAATGAAACCGGCGTTTGCGTCTTTTTCTTAGCCTAAATAAACTGGGATCTGCTACAGTATATGAGCTATCTAAGAAAGTGACAATGATTTCTGGGGTATCCCCTGAGGGGTTGATTGGAACAGCAGGAGGTTCAAATTCTCCAGGAATTTTTGGGTAATTAGGGTAGATCACATCTATTCCTCCTGCACCTTGCAGGCCAGTTTTAAAGGTAGGGACAGATTGTGGTGGCTGTCTCCTTCCACCCCCTATAACTAACTGTAAATTGTCACCCACCTCCTCTATGTGGTCCAATAAATCATCCTCAGAATAAATTTCACTTTCAGGAGCAAGATCTATCATTTCAAATTCTTCACTAGAATGGCCATGATAGATGGTGTGACTACCGGAAACCTCTCCCAGGGATTCCTGAATAACAGTATCTCCTGGCGCAATGGAACTAAGATCTTGGAAGAAATGTACAGTAGGGCCTATACGGATGCCACTTCTTGTTGTCAATGTTCCACGGGAGCCAACCCTGCTGACCCTTATCCGCCCCTCATTAGTCTGAGAATAATAAGGGCGGCTAAGTCTATTAACATCCTGAAAATTAGGATCAGGTGCAGCAGCAAGCTCTTCGAGGTCTTGCTCAAAAACCTGGGTGACCTCTGGGTTAAATGTAGGGTTGTCAAAAACAATCAGGGTGTCAGGGCGGGTCAAAAAGGCAGTGTCTGAAACCCGAACCTGATCTATTCTCCTCCCATAAAGCCTGGGAGCTGACACAGTTGCCTGAGCAGGTGTGCTAGTTCCAAAGCCTGTTTCAACTGTGTTAAAACTGAAGCTATCTCCAGTTGCCTCCCCTGGCCTTGACCATGTGGACAATTCTATCTCCTCACCTGTTACTTCCCCCCCAATATACTGTGCACTAGATCCCATGTGCACAAAACTTTGCCCAGTATGTGAGGTTTCAGTGCCATCATATGAAAAATCATAGACNGGGTTTGGATGCTGTGATTTGGTCACTCTGATTTTTTTGGGAGGTGGTTCTGGTGTCACTTCAATTGAGGGGGGTTCAGTGGAGCCAGCATTTGGTCCCCCGTTAGGTTGTGCTTCTGCAATTACCTCCACAATGCTTGAGTCTGTGCCAGCATCAGTCAAGGGCACAATACTTGGGCTAGAGGCATCCAGTGCATCTACAGGGGTAATATCAGGTGTCACGGTATCTACAGGAATTGTAGGCCGAACCAATGTAGCCCCTGGGCGCCCCCCAGGTGCAGCAGGTTCTGGCAATGGTCTATATCCAAACCTCCCCCCAGTCCCACGCCCAGTCCCAATCCCCAAACCTCCCAAAAAAACCCCTAAGCTTCCCCATTTCAAGATTAAATCAGCAATAGTGTTGTGTTCAATTTTATTTTTGATGTCCGGTGGGCAATCCCCACCAAGCTGGCATTGTCTATATAAATCCTCTGCTGCAGCTCGTTTCCTACGCTTTAGCACCATTGTTAGTAGCAGCCAGAAAGTTAAATGCCCTGTAAAGTCCCCAACACCACTGACACACCAGGTGGTAAGGGCACAGAATTAATAAAGTCAGTTCTTTGCTGATATCCATTAAAGGCCAGCATCAGCCGATTGCGGCCTCCCGGCCCTTGCAAGCCTACCCAGGACCATGTGGAAGAAATTAGTGAGAATAAGGCAGAATATTTGCGGATTAGCCTATACCTTAAGCACTTAAGCTGGTTAGCACCCCCTCTCAGCAATACAATGGGGGGATCTGCAGCATCTGCTAGTAGCTGATCTAATCTTGATCGCCGGTGGCGCCGTCCAGCTCCTTCCGCCACTTGTCGAGCAGATTCTTCAGGGAGCCTGGGTGAGCGGGCTCGTTCTCCTTGTTGTCTTTGCTGGGTCCGGCGCTGTCGCTGTCCCTCTTCCTGCTGGGACCGCCTGCGTCCTTCCTCTTGCGCCGAGAATCTTCCGCGAGGTGTCGAACTTCTTGGTTTCCTCCTAGGTCTTCCTCGCTTGGTGGTCCTGGATGGACTGCCGGTTCTTCGTCGTTTGACGGTGGCAGGCGTATTGTCCAGTGGCACCGGATATTGTTGGGTGTCTTCGGCGGTCCCTCCGGTTGAGGTGGCAGCAACAGGTGAAGGAGTCCAGCTGGAGGTTGAACTAACAGAAGCAACAGGGGAGAAAATGTCATTTTTATAATGCACTTCCCATTCGCCGGTGGCACTATAGCGTGCAGCATCATCCTCAAATTTCAGATAATATATTTTGACATCATCCTCATAATAGTAGCATCCTGTATAGTCCACATGTCCCTGGGTTTTTTCCCAGCTATAGTCTGTTTGATAATAGATGTCAGACCATGCAGTATAAAGCATACTGTTAGCTGCGCTGCCATCATATCTGACTTCCACACTGGCCCCATGTTTTTTAAAGCAGTTCTTTGGGGGTGTTTCAAACAGTTCTCTGCTAGTATCTGCTAATGTCCACGTCTCCTCCCCATAAGGAGATTTTTTGAGCGACTGGAGTGTAAGTACCATTTCAATAGCTTCCTTAGCTTTTTGCTGAGATACTTGTAAAGGTGGTACTGTCTGTAAACCCAGTCTATAAATGCCCTGCTTGCGAGCAAAATGTAATAAAACATGCTCTCTTCTTAATAAGTTCCAATGCTTGATCTGGCTGTCAATATCAGTATTTCCCTCCTCATACAATGTCAGTAGTTCTTCTTGCACCGCATCTAAACGATCTCTCAGTGTCTCCATCCTCTCCTTCTTCTTCTTGGTCACTTAATTCTAACTGTGTCCATAACCTTTTAAAAAAAGATTTCCAATTTGTGTCAGTTAATGCATATACTGGTGTGCCATCTTCATTAAATGGGAATTCATTAGGAAACTCATATTGATTAATTCTGCTATATAAAAACCTCCATTTATCATTCAACCTTATATTTACATTTGTTGTAATCAGCAATGGGGGACATTTTATTTGCACTGGAGCTCTATGTTTAACATCTATACAAACCTCATTACCATCCAAAGCATTCCTCAAATATACATCAATATAATCCCAACAGGAATTTGTAGCATCATCAATCAGGGCAATTTTTGTCATATTGAGGGGTTGAAGCCAAAAATGACTAGCATGGTTTGCAAATGACAATACTTTTCCCCCTAAAAACCTCATCAGGGATAGAGTAAACATAGATTTTCCTGTATTTGGTGGCCCATAAAATACAAGACAATTCTTTTTAGGGATGCCTTTCAAAAACCATTTTAAACTTTGCATAAACATAGGTATCTCCACATTTTGAAATTTCAAAAATTTGCAAATAGGCTTCCAATCCCCATCTTCTCTACACATCCTGCATCTTTTAGCTATCCATGCTGACATTGTCATCTGCCTCATTTCAGCTGTTCTATAATATTTGACCATGGTAGCACAGTCTTTGACATATTTGGCTTGATTATTAGAATTAAGCCAGGCCATGGCATTGTTATTTTCCTCTGCATATTTAGCATACTCAAAGGCAATTATTGCCTCCTCTGTATGTCCATTGTCCCATGCCCATTGCACCATGTCTGAAAAATCAAAAGTTAATTCTTCCGCTGTTTGATGCCCTATTAATGTTTGCTTTTTCATCCATTCAGGGGCCTCTCCATAAACACTGGTGGCAGGCGAAAAGGCACTTTTAAACCAAAATAGGGCAGCTACTGTACTTCTTAGTCTAGGAGGCTCAGCTAGCAGCTGATAATCTTCTACTTGCAAAAGGCTTTTTAAAAGCTTTATCACTGTCTCTCTGCATTTATTAGCTTTAAAAGATAACAACATCAAAGACACTGAACCGGTTTCAATCACCCGCCGGCACATATTAAAATAAGTGCAGTAAGTTTGCAGCAAAGTTTTTAAAGACTCATAAAGTTGCTCGGATACATCAAAAACAGCCACTACCCAATGTCCGCCACAAGTCTTATCATTTTGAAATGATCTGGTAAGTTCTGTAAAGCTAACCCCAACAGTCTCTTTAAATTTACAAAGCTGAGTAGCCCGACGGTTGCTACTTTTTAAAATCTCCGTAGCCAACAGAGTCACTTCTTCCTCCCGCCTCCCCGCTGGCGGGCTATCCAAACTTCCCGCCGCCGTTGCTACCTGCTCCTGTGTTTCAGAAATACTTGGAGCTTCATATTGAACCGTCAAATCAAGCCCACTGTCATGCTGCTGTTCAAATAGCCGTCTTTTGGCAGTCTGTTTCTCTGGAGATATTGTTATTGCATCCAGTCTGGGAGACAAATCACTTTCTACTTTCTCTTTAGGGCTTCTTAAAAACTTTCGTTTCAGTAACTGGAGTTGCCGCTCCTGCTGCTCCCCCTCTTGTTGATGAAACAGCTGTAAACTATTTCCCTGGCAAAGGTCAGAATCATCAAATAAATCTGAAATTTCAGACTCTGCACTAGGACCTTGTTCCTCACTGTCCAAATCACTACAGTCCGCCTCTCTTACAATGAACCAGTCCCCATCAGTACCTTTTTCCGCCATTTTACTTGTGTTTCAAGCCACACGGTGGACAGATGAAATCCAAATCTTCTAGAAGCAGTTGCTGGAGCAGTCTAAGCGTTTGCGTGCAGGAAGCCTTCACTACAACTTTAAGCTTGCGGTGGCAAAGTCCACAACCAGTTTGCACCTTAAACAGGTCACCTTGCTCCTCCTCTTCCTCTAATTTTTCGTGACACTGCAAATCTACAGGGCAAGGCAACTCTTCTAACACAATATCAGGTAGAGTGCAATGCGTCCCAAGCATTTCGGCACTGAGTGCAGCGACCCTTCCACCTATTTTTTATATTGTGGAAGGGTTCATTGTTCCACAATAAACCCAATTTATCATCCAAAGTAAGTTTTTTCAAGCATTGATAACACCTTATGCACAATTGCAGCAAGGTTTGCCCTGTAAGTGTCTCAAGATCATGCCCAAAAATAGAAAACTGATAAAAATTAGAGCACTCGTAATACCCTGCTCTTCTACAGCATCTTTGACAGCAACCATAAGGCCAACCATTTTTCCAGATAAGGGACAGCACGGCATTTTCAAAATGAGTACAATCCTCTAAACTCATCAACTCATCGCAAAAAACACACACTAAAAACAAATCATCTATGCACCATCCAAACTCACTCAGCAAACTAGAGATGGAGGTTGGTAGGCCCGCCATCTGAGACCCAAAAGACACCGTGGCATTTTATAGAAAACTAAACCGGTCGGGAGCCAAACTTCTATCTGATGGTTGTTGTTAACAACAATCACTTACAGGCACAGGCAAATCCGGGTGGGGCTTTGCAGTCCAGGTGCAGCACGGTTGGCGCCAAAAAAAACCGGTTCCGGTGCTTCCGAAGAGATAGCCAAAAATGATCTGTTCTGGTCTAACGTCTGGCAGCTGGGTAATCTCTTTCGGTAGTTTGAGCGCGACCGAAAGCGGTGTTAGAACTGGCAGAAAGAGACAAATCTCTTGGCTGAATACCGCATCTGGCAGAGAATATATAGGCATGCTTCGACAATTTTGTTACTCATTAGGGTGGAGAGGGTGGGCAAGAATGAGACATAAAGAATGTGATCAACAAAATACTTTTATTATTTTTCATTACA